CTGCCTCCGCCGGCTCTTTGTCCTGTCCCTCCAGAATTACCAAAGCCACCAAGGCCTTTAGTATCCGCTACGAGTTTTACTTTTATTATTTCTTCTGCCATTAACTTTTTTCTCTTTCCTCATGAATCGCTAGTAAGAGCTTTACTTCAAGAATATCAGTATTCTTGTACTCTTCTGGCGTTACCTTAAACACTTTACAAAAATTATACATTTCTATATATTTTGCTTCAGAGCCCAGCATTACACCGGACTTTTTTCTTGCGAGGGCTCGGACTTTTTTTCTTTGTCACTGCCACCGCCTAAGAGTTTTGCCATCGCGTCAACAATCATGTCGTATTCTTCAACGTCAAGACTATCAAGGCATTGCTTTATTGGTCTTACCCCCCATGGGTGCGATACTATACAGTGAGGGATGAGTTCTACCATGAACATTGTTTGTCTTATTCCCTCGCTTGTTTCTGCTTTGACCATAGCATTATTCCTTATTCCTGCTGTTGGCCTCATGACTATTACTTGTCCTGCCTTGAGCTTTACTGTTTGTGTCATTATATAGTCCACCAAGTGCAAGGAATGTTACTCACTCCTGCTAGTGCTACCCCACTGATTTCTATTTCTACATAACCATTATCTAACTCTACAGGCTCGGAATAACTAGTGAAGTAACAATTCTCGAAGTCAAAATTGACTACACGATCATCGTCTCCTGCTCCTTCAACAAGGTCAAGGCTTACTGCTACAGCAGGCATGTCACTTGTTGGTTCTGGAGCTGTTCCCGTGCTTCCATTGAAGAATAATCCTCTTGCTTCAAGACCGCTCAGAATGCTCGAAGTGTTATCGTAGTGGAGCTTCATTGTCATGCTGAACTCGTACTCTCTTTTTCCTGCTAGAGGAAGGCTCAAGAACCTTGAGTTAAAAGCATTACTTTTTTGTATGTTATTATTGCAACGAATACTAAAAGCTGTTACTTCCGCAACAGTATCACTGCCGACGCTTACACTCGCGTCAACAAAAGTGAAAGGCCTGTTTGCTGGTCCTGCATAAGTCTCAACAGTTGTAGCACTAGCAACACTACGACCGGTGAAGTTTGCAGTTACTTTTACTACGTCGTTTACTGCCCCAGTAATTTCGAAATCGTCAACTACCATACCGTTAGCTGTGAGCGTATCATCATTACTTCCTGAGTCTTTTCCTACTTCTATAGTAAGCGTGTTTACTTGTCCTGAGGCGTACCCTAAGCCTTCTGCTTCTGTTATGATATAGGGAGTTTCTGCGTTTCCCGCTCCGGTTACTGCGCCGATGAAGCAGTACTGTAAGAATGCTGGGTCTGTAAGCTCCCATGAAGCATTACCTGTGATTCCGAAAGCTCCGTTCATTGCTGTGGTAGCGTTTCTTCCGTCACCTATTCCTTGGCTCTTAATAGTATTATTTTCTAGTGCTAGGCTGATGCTTGTTACCTTATCAAGGTAAGCGCTAGCGCTTGGTGTTCCTGGTGTTCCCCAGGCTGTGTCTTCTGCATAGATTGCGTAAGTGTTTATTGCGTTATATATTGATTTTGCCATGTTATTATTTTATTTTTTGTTCCTCCAATTCTTTTATTAGTTCTCCAATGAGATCTTTCTTACTGTTATCCTTACTTTTTAGTCCTTGGCTTTTTGCCCAGTCACGGATTTCTTGTAAGCTTTTGTTTTCTAGTAGTCCTCGAACGTTTTGTTCGGTGATGCTCTTTTGAGCTTGTTTTTTTGTTGGCCATTCGTTATGAACGCCCCAGTTTTGTGATGGAATTTTAGCCACCTCCTGATGTTTATGTTTCGAAAATGAACCTGATATTAAAATCTTGATTTCTTTGGAATACTTTCACCTCTCCGAAAGGACTAGGGATTCTAGGCCCCATGCTTGTTGGAGTGATAAAAGTACTATAAAAGAAGGTTTTTTTGTTGTCTAAGAATTTTTGTCTTATTGTGTCAACTAATGATTCTACACTGTCTAGGCTTGTGTGGTAAGCAATTACTGACATGGTATAATCAGTGTTGTTGCTTAATCCTCCTAGTGATTGTTCTGTGGTAGTTCCGCTAATAATGTCTACGGTGAGTCGGGGAAAGCTTGATAGTCGGAGTGTTGGTTGTGGATAGTCAGGGAATATACGATCTGTTGTTCCATAATCATAAGTTATTTCTACAGTTTCTCCATCACTAACTCCTGGAATAGTAATTATTGCTGTAGGGTAAGCCGTAGTGTACTCTGTACCAAAGGTTTGTACTACACTATCAACTTTTACTGTCCTAACATTCTTCAGCGTAGTGTTTGCTAGGGTGAAGGTTTTTATTCCTCCAGCAGCAGTAAAACTTTCGTCAGTAACGGTGGTGACTCCACGCTCAGAAATGCTTAGTACATCATTATTTCTTAAGAAAGTAACTAGCTCTTCCTTAATGTTTGTTATCGTGACTTTTGCCATGTTTTTTGATTCGGACTCCTGTCCTTGAAAGCACCTTATATTAAGGCTGCAGTTATCATTAACGAAAATAAAGGGTATCTTAGGAGGGTGTTAAGCGCTCTACCGTTCCTAAGTGATTACCGCTGTGACGCTAGGCAACGGTTAATGTGTACATAAAAAGAGGGGTGTTCTTTTTATAAAACAAAAAGCGATTTTTCATTGCGAGAACGCAAGTGTTATTTCTTCACGAATGATCTTTGGGAGGTCGTTACTTACTGTTGGACGAATAAAAGGGTGTGGCATTGTTCCTCGTTGCTTAATACTTTCTCGTAAAGCCCAAGCTAAGTCTTCGCTTCCTAGCTTACTACGAGCCCAGTCCTTTAACGGCTCTATAGGGGCAATGTGTGGTGGTGTCCCGAACTCTACGAACTTCATCCTCTCAAGCATGCTTACTTCTATCCCGTCACTAACCACTCGAGCAATGATTGATGACTGGCCTATTCCTGTGTGCTTTCCATGCTCTTGTGATAACTTATCCTTCAGTGACTCTTGAAACCTTATTGCTATACCCTGAAGTGCACGGTCCATCTTCTTGTCGTAGTCTTGCTCGTCAATAACAAATATTGTCATTATGATAATTGCCATAAGCTACAAGCAGTGTATACTGCTGCAGTACCGCTTCCTGTGCTGTCATAAGTTCCGTTAACGTCATACGTCTCTCGCACACGATAAGTTTCTCCATCAGCAATGATCTTGTCATCACGAGATACTCCGTCTGCTGCTTTTGCTAATAGTAGTGCTTGGCCTGTGATTGTTAGTCCAGCATTCTCGAATTCTACCTTGCTACTCGTTTTTACGAAGTAAGCCTTAAGCGTTACAGGAGTACCATCAGTTAGTGTCTCTTGACCACTAATATTAGAAGTTGTTTTTGTTATAGGAGTATGACTTACTTGTCGCCCTGCATAACTATCAAGAAGTCTGTCAAAGTCTGCTGTGGAAAGTATTGCTTGTACCATAGGATTATTCTAGCCGAAGAGCGTGTAAGGCCTGTACCCTCTACTAGTTCTCCAGTCGTCAGTAAGGTTGCCGGTGCTTCCATAAACAATACCTCTAGCCTCGTACTGTAAACGTTCTATGGTTGTACGAATGTTCGTTACTGGCTCTCCCTTACTAGCATCAAGCCCTCCTGGTAGGCTTACGCTCGTGAATTCATCATAAGTCCCTCCTGCTTGTGAAGCAAGAGTTTTTACTCCTGCTAGAATTACTGCGAGTCTCTTTATTGGTAGTGGTAAAGGGTATATCCCGTACGCGTATTGTAAGCTTACTAGTTGTGGAAGGTTACTCTTCCATACTGTTACTTCAGCAGAAGTCTTAAGGATTAGTTTCCCGCTTGCCGGGTACTGATAAATATTTGTTGTGGTGACACTTGTACCGTCAACAGTTGCAGCAATAAGATTCTTTAGTGGTTGTGACCTGACGAATTGTGTAGTGATTCCTGAGCCGTCAACAGTATCATCAGCATAACCAAGCTTTACTATACGATAAGTACTCGTGCCGTCAGGTGTTACAGTGAATGCTGGTGTGATGGTAAGAACTGTAGCAGTGTTAGATGTTATTCCCCTATACTGTCCACTTCCTGTACCCCCATAAATCCACAAGACATAGTCCTCGTACTGGTCAACAGTCCAAGTCTCAGTACTATCTGTTAGTGTAGTGCTAGCGCCTGCTGTTGCTGTAGAAGAAACTTCCACACTCCCGAACTTTGTGCTATAAATATGTTCTATCTCTTCCTCTACTTGTGTTACGAAGTCAGTGATTACTGCGTCAGCAACAGGCGCCGAGCTAGCTGGATAGCTTATAGCGTTCTTTACTTCTGTTGCTGTGCAGTAAGGCATAATATTTTGTTTTTTTGTTTTTTAGTCTTCCAGGTATAAGTAGACTCTTGCTTTCTTTGCAGCGCCCATGTTTGCGCCAGTGATTGTTAATGAAGTACCAACACAAACCAGTCCTTCAATAAGTGAGCTTGCAGTCCCACCAGTTAGTGTTCCTGCTCTTAGAGGAACGTGAACTTCTGCGCTTGTACCTATAGCAGTGTCAGAGTAGAGTGTTACTCCAGCAATGTCGCTGATGAGAACATCCCAACTGGTTGTTGGTGTCGCAACACTATCAGGGACTAGTACTAGTTGTCGTAACAATCCCCCGCTTGTGGTTATTGTAACGCTAGCGTCTCCGCTTCCGTTACTGGTTAGTTCTTGTCCTATTACTTTAATTGCCATGATTATTTCTTCCTCTTACCGTACTTACTTTTTGTTTCTTTTACTTCTTCAACAACAACCTTTTGTTCTTTGTCGAAGCGGTGTAAGTATCCTTTCCCTTCAGCATCAATTCTTACCTCGTGAGTTCTTACTTCTTCATCTGTCTTGCTTACGTTTCCTTCAAGTGCTTTTCTTACCATGATTAATTTTCCTCCAAATCGTTTTGTTTTTTATAAAAAAAATAAAAAAAAGGCTATTGAGGCATTATTAATGCCCTATAGCGATTATTGTTCTTGCTTCGTTATCAGTCGATCCAGGTATAGTGATTGTAGTAGCGAAACCCACTGCGAAAAGAGTAAGGTCTGTTGCTCCTGTAACGATAGCGTTACATCCTACATCGAAAAGACTTGTTACGTCGATTGTGTCTCCATCATCTGCTGTTGCAGGGGTAACGATCTTAACCATTTTCGCCGTACCTTGTAAGTGAGTCACTGTACAGTCTGTAATTGCTATTGCTCCCATGTTAGTATTCCTCCATTATGTTATATTATTGTTCTATTGTTAGAGCTAGTTAGCTCCTTTGATTAGTGCTAGTCCACTAACACTTGTCGCCGCTGCTCCTGTAGCAAGAGTACCGAAAGTGTGCTTGCTTGATGCAGCATCAGGGTGGTCAACTGTTAACACTGCACTTCCACCTGTGGTTGTTGCAGCATCAAAATTTACTACTTGTCCAGTAGCGGACCTAAAGCTTAATACTTTAAGATTCACTAGTGGAATACCAGTAAATGTTAATGTATCATTATCAGCTACTGCAGCTGCAGTTACTTGCTCTACATAGTACAGTTTAAACCCGTCATTAGTCCCAGGCGTATTGATTCTTTTCCCAATAGTCATTGGATGATTTACCATATTGTTTTTACCTCCATAGTGATAGTTTCAAGTTCACAAAAAAAGGAAGATCTCAATTATGAGATCTCCGTGATTGAGCTGCAGAATGCCGGAGCACGAATAATCATTGCTTCGTAAATCTTCAGCATGAACTTTTCACTATCATTGGTCTTAGCTAGTTCTTGGAAAGTTAAGTCTTGTAAGACTCTCATTTCTATAACACTAAGGTCCAAGAAGTATATTGCTTTACTTCCAGTGGTATTGCTCATTTCTCTACTAGGAATTACCGGTACTTGACCAATCATAGTATTAAGTACAATAGCGCTAAAGCCCCAGAATACTTGTTGTTGTGATTGCATGTAGCCGATCTTCGCAGTTAATAATCCCAATAAGTCAGTGTATACAGCGCTTGAACAAACAGCAAGGTTAGGTCTTCCACCGTCATCGAATGCGTTTTGTATAGCAGTATTCACGTCGTCAAGGTCTAGAGCTGAAGTGTTCTTGTCAACAGTGTTTGTTGCTCCTAAAAGAGTAATAAATCCACTGTATTCTGTACCGTTAGCCCCGCCTTGTGTACTGGTTGTTGCATTACCATTAACAATAAGTGCTTCTTGAAGTTCTCTTATTTCTCTGGTCTTAACAAGAATTTCTTGTTGTTTTGAGTTAATGCTTGCTTGGTCACTGAATGTCCCTACAGCTCCTCCACCTGGATTAATCCCTTGAAGGATGTAACTGGGTGTTGCAGCGATAGATGGTCCTGTAACTCTTCCGATAGCGTACAAGAACTTAATCTGTGTGCTTTGTCGGTTGTAGGTTGTGTCAGTTTCTACGGTAGCAGCATCTTCTTGTAAAGTGATACCTCCGCCTTTAGCTGTTATCTCGTTAAAGTCAGCGAACATTCCTTGGTTTGTAACTCTGGGGATTAGTTCAACAAGAGGAGTTTCTCTTCTTGTAAGGTCTACAACCATAGGGTCTACGAATATAGGCACCATAGCGAATCCTGCTGTTCCTGCACCTCCAGATTCTGTCCCGAATGCTTTCATGCCGATTTTTGCAGCGTTGTTTAAGTTTTCTCTAAGATCAGTAATAAATGATGGAGTTCCACCAATAATACTCTTAACGTTTACTTCTTGATATTTTGTTTGGTTGGGCAAGTTACCGAATGATTGTGCGTAAGCACTACCAGTGGCCATGCTTCCAACACTTTGTGTAGTCGCGTTCATAGTAATCATTTCCTCCGATTATTATTATTTTTGTTTTTTTTTTTCTTTACCTTATCATCCTCAGAATACTAACAGGTTCTGCTTTTTCTTCTGGAATAACTTCTGGAGTTTCAGGACTTAGAGACTTGAAAACTGCCTTTTCTGAAAAGTCTTTGAACTCTTTATTTTGTTCATCGATCTTTTTTTCTAGTTGCGAAATCATGCTTTTCAGTTCTAAAACTTTAGCCTTTTCTTCAACATCAACCTTTGCTGCCTCGTCCTTAACTTCTGGCTCTGCAACTTCAGGGCTTTTTTGTTCTTCTTGAACTACTACGGGCTCTTCCGCTTTTTGTTCAACAACAACTTCTTTTTGTGATTCTTCTGATTTTGTCATTATGTCTTCCTCCGATATGCTTTTTTTACATGCAGGGCACTCACCATTAATTTGTGATTGTTCCATGCTTGAAATTGCTTTAAGCATCACGCTCTTCATTCCGAAGTCTGTGATACTTGCCCCATCATTAACTGGGGTTCCTGTGAATGCAACATTAAGAAGGTGTAATTCGTCAATAACGTTCACCATTACTTCACCAATCATCTTCTTTGCTTTAGTTATTGGAGTGAATGCAATGCTGAAAGCGGTAACGAAACCGTCTTTTATACTTCCCCAAAGACTAGAAAATTTTGGGCTGTGATTGTTTAGTTCTGCCTTGATCCATAATCCTCGATCATCGATCTTTCCTTCAACGATCTTTGCGGTTGGGAGTAATGAGTCATCATCCCTCCATGCTTCATGCTCGTAATCAATGGTTATTGTTCGCTCATTAATTTGGTCAAGCATTCCCTGAAGACCTTTCTTGGTGATAAGATCATTAACAGCATCGATCTTTGATACACTAATGTACCCTGTTACGTAATGCTTCTTTTCCCCTCCCTTGAGGGTTACTTCTTCAGTACAAATTTTTTCTGTGTAGAATGTGAAATTGTTAGTGCTCATGATTAATATACTCCTAATGGTGCTTGATTATAACAAAAAAGTAGCTTAAAGACTTTATAAAACAAAAAGCGATAAAGCTTTACATTATTGCTTTCATTACTGTTTGGGTTAAGAAAGTGATTATTCCTGTAGCTATAGTTATAGCCCCCGCATACTTTGCTAGTGTATTACTATGACCAGAGATCTTTTCTTCAACGCGTAAGAACCGTTCTTGCGAGTGATCCTCAATAACCTTCATATCCTTAACAATATCATCTTCTAACTCTTTAATATCCTCATGGATTTTTCCTATAGCTACCTCGTGACGCCCAACACTTCCATTAGTGTTTTTTACGTGTTCTTCGATTCTTACTTGGGATATTTCTAGACGGCTTACTTTCTTGTCAATGTGTTTTAATAACTCTAATAATTCTTTAGTCATCGTAGTATCTCCTTTTTTTGTCATTGTCCTAACTCCGTTATTGTACACCCAGTTAATGAGTCACCATGTATTGAGCAGTCACCATTACAATATCTTGTCAAGAAACCCTTTGTAGTAATCATCGATCCCCCTTTACAAACAAGACTCCCTCCAGGTGAAAGAATAATATTGTTGTTAGGAAGGCTTACTGTGGCTCCATTACATACTTGTGAATCAGTAATATTCCAGTCCTGAGAAGCTGTAGGGTTACAAGAACTCGCTACAGCAGTAATAACAATTGCTGAAGAAACTTTTGTTATTCCGTTCTGTGTCCCATCATTAGGGGTTACAGCAACAGTCCATGACTCGCCAAGAATTGTTTCTTCACTTACGAGTATTGATGATTGGTTTAAGTAATGTTGATATATTTGTTCTGGTGATAATGCCCTGTCATAAAGTTTTATTTCGTCTATGCTTCCATTAAAATAATTACTACTTGTTCCGCTCTGTCCTATTTTTGTGTCTGTTCCTTCATTACATATTGATCCTGTCATGGTTCTAGCACCTTGAAATTCTCCATCCATGTACAAACTTACGTGAGTCCCATTAAATGTTCCTGCAAGATGGTGCCATGCCCCTAAAGTATAATTTTTTACAGAATTTACATTTTTATACTCTCCTGACGTCCCGTTTGAAAATCCTGTTCTAAATTTTGGAACTACATCTCCTGAATAAAATATTTTATCTAGACTAAAACAGAAATAGGGGTTTGCGCTATCTGCAGTTGCTTGCGTTACTATTCCTTTACTTGAGCTATGAGTGTTTACTTTTACCCATGCTTCTATAGTCATATTTTTGTTTGAAAAGTCTGTATCAGCATTTGCGATAAGGACGTGATCGTCTACTCCATCAAATTCTAAGGCCCCACTCCCATCATATCCTGTGGTGTTTAAAGGATTTATTCTGCTGACAACAAGATTATCTATTTGTACTCTGTTTTGTGTTGGAGTATCTGCTAGTGAACGGATAATCATTGTTAGGTCCGTTGTTGAGCTTGTAGTTGCAATAAACTGTTTGTACTCCCAGCCTGTTGTAGCACTTACAGTAATTGAGGTCATTGCCCCACAAGCACTTCCTTGCTTAAGGTATATTGCTGTATTATTCTCTGCTTGCACATAGAATGATACTCTGTATGTTGCTCCTGAAACTATTGTTTCCGAACTGGTAGTGTATCTTATTCCACTATATTTTACGTCAGTACTAATATTAAGATTATACGTTCCTTCATAGGGACTTTCTGTTATTGCTGCTAAAATTGCTCCTGATGCTAAGTCACAAGTAAATGCCCCTGCTAGTGCAGTCCAATCAGTTGTTGCCCCAGTCTCAAAGCCCCCATTTTCTACAGTGTTGTTAAGCTTGAACGTTGGACTGAATGATGAGTAATCATTGAAAGTAAGAAATGGCTCTCCACCATAAATAGGAATGTTCACTAAAGCAATACTCTGTGTTGCAAGTCTCCAATCATAAATATTATCTACTGCGCCAGTATCAATGTCAGCAGTACTAATATTATTGGCTGTAAGATCATCATTTGTAATAGCAGGGTCAGGGGTTATTGTAGGATCGTCATGAGTAGGAGCTGTTGAAGAATTATACTCAATCTCGAGGAATGGACGGTCACCAGGAGTAGAGTCTTCCTTACTACCAAAACGTAAACTATCAGAGCCAGTAATACTCCCTTGAGGATCAGTAGCGCTAACAAGCATACTAATATTATGGTATCCATCATCAAAAGTCCTCCCGACCATTTCAATAACGCTAAAGTAATGATCTTGAGTGTCAGTAACACTCGTGATAAATTTAGAACTCTCAACAGTACCATTGTATTCTGTAGTAATATTTGGCTGAGAATTACCACACAATTCTGGGGCTACACAACCACTAACACTATTGGCGTTTCCCTCATTCCATTCAGCACTACCGCTTCCAGGAGTATACGTCGGGTATTGATAAATTTCTTGAACTGTAACAACATACGTATCTCCAGAGTCCATACCACTACCTGTACCATCAAGAACAAGGGTTGCATTAATAAGATTATTTCTTGTGATCCCCGCACCTAACAATGCACTAATATTAAACTTTATTGCAACTTTCCTGTTTGCAGTACTAGGACCTCCTGTCTGGTTAACAATATAAAGCAAGGTACTGGTTCCCCTATCATCATCAGCGCCATTTCCCCCAACATAAAAGTACGTATCATCAAGATTCTGTGAGTCTGGTGTAGTAAAAATTATTGTTGGGTCAAGATCAGAACGGTACTCGTTAACAAAGATCTCGTTACCCTCGAACGTTACGTTTTGTTCTTTAATAAAGTCTGTGAAGTCAACCCCCAAACCATCAGAAAAATAGATATTGTTATCATCAATCTTGTAATCTCCACTACCAACAACACGGTATCCAGTACGAGAAATCCTGTCAATCTTAGACTTTTCTATTCCAGTAATTGTTTGAGAAAATTGTTTTCCGTATTTCTTTTCCGTAAAGTCAACACGTGAAGTAATAGTCTTGTTCACAGTCTTTAAGTCAACAAGTTCTTTTTTTGTTCCATCATCATACAAAGGAATAATACTAATACTATCTTCCTTGTATGACGCAGTGATAGTTCCGTTATCATGAGCTACAACACTAACCAGGCTAACACTAGGGACACACTCGTTATTAACAATTTCGTAGGGTTCTCCACCAACAACAACCTTCGTGGTTCCACGATCAGTGAACTCTGTATGAATATTATTATTACACAGTTCATAAGTTAAATTATTACTTTTTGACGAAACAGGATTGTCCTTACGCCCGCCACCACGATCTCCATCAGCTAAAGTATTCTTTGCACTAATAATTGCTGGATCAATAACTTGCATTCCTGCTTTTGTCGAATAGAATACTCTTACGATACCATTATTGTACCGTCGTGAAGCACTACTCAACTCTATACTATCACTCCATGAAATAATAGGGAATTCTTCAGTACTAGTAACACCAAGTTTTTTGAAGTCTGCTCCTTGAGCTTCATAGTCTGTCTGCGTACTCCACCGCAGGCCATACTTTATTGATTCGTTGTCAGGAGTCCAAGTGATTGTTTCTTTGTTCGTGTCAGGAATAACTTCAATCCTTCGCTCAAGAACCCCAATGCTTGTCTTGTGTCTTGAGTCTGCAAAGAAGTGCTTCTTCATAATTATTGTTACGTGATTGTTATTATCACGAGTCCACTCTATAGGGAGAATATCATTGTATACTACTTGTTTCGATCCCTGAAACACTTGCCAGCTCGACTTCGCTACAAGGTCACGCCCATAATAAACTTTCATGTAGTCATCACGGTACAAGAACCTTGTGAACTCTACTC